CGGTAGAAACCCTAACCCGAGAAGCGAGTCCATAGCTCAGAGAAACCCATCAATGACGAGCGAGCCATGAGCGGAGAGCAACCCACTGGCAGGGAGCGAGCCAAATCACAAGACTAATCCAGGAACAGCAAGCGAGCCATACAGGCAGAGCAACCCGTCAGGCCGGAGCGAGCCATTGAGCGGAAGTAACCCAGAGAGATCAAGCGAGCCAATCATGTTGAGAAGTCCAGATACAGGAAGCGAGCCACCGGAGCGGAGTAACCCAGGGTAAAGGAGCGAGCCACCAGAATCGAGTAATCCAATAGAGGCGAGCGAGCCAATGGTCTTAGAGCTATCCCATTACAGATGAGCGAGCCAAGCCGCCAGAGCAACCCATTGCCACCCTAGCGAGCCAGCATGAAAGAGATCTTTGATGTCACCGACGAGCACCAACTGCGTAGCCTTTACCAGGCGCTCTGGGACAAGTCTATGGCCGATCCGGACCTCAAGCGCATAGTGACTGAAGCTATCAAGAGCGACTGCGAGCGGCGCGAACTCTTCGTCGGTGCCTGGATCATGGGCGCCTGTTACGCTTTTAGCGAAGTGTTAAGAGGTAGTTTAAAGCAAAAGGAACAAAGCCCATGGCAGAGCAACAATTGAGCACCGAGCATTTGCGCGAGCTGGCGACCAGAGTCCGGCAAGCGCTACCCCCGGGGGTCTTTTACGCGCTGGTAATCTGGCCCCCGGGGCAAAGTTCGGATTGCGCTTACTTTTCTAACGCACAGAAAATCGAAGCCCGCGAAGCAATGCAAACCATTCTAGGTTATGGACCCCGTTAATGGATTTATGGCAACCATCGGAGGCTTGCTCCTTATCGTGGCAAGCCTATTAGTCTGGGTAACGCTGCTGTTGCACCGTAACGAGCAGCTTGAGCGTGAGGTGGCGCAGCGCCGGCGTTGGTGGGAACGCAGCCAACGCCAGAGGAGCCGGGACTAAATGAGTGAGCTCGAAAACTTGAGGCGCATAGTTGCCGATTACGATCGGCGTTGGAAGAATTTTTTGCGCTTTGACCCTGACCCAGACGACATAGTGGGTTCTTTAACCAAGGAGAACATCCTCTTTCAAGAGCGTATCGGCCAACTGGAACAAGATAACGAGATTCTGCATGCCACCAATAGCGACCTGGGTGATGAATGTTATCGACTTAAAACCCGTTTGGCAGAACTGGAAGCGTCCCAGATAGCCGATAGCGCAAAGATTTTACGCCAGCAAACCCGTATCACAGAGCTGGAGAAGCGGTGAGCATTGCGCCTAATATCTTGCGCTGCATGAGCGCCGAAGATCGAGCCAAGTACGCCCCAGCGGAAACGATCGGCTCTGAAGCCCTTGAGCAAGGCAAGTTCGCTAAGTACCTCAAAAACAAACAGGCTCAAGGCAAACTGATCTATTTCTGGCAGCGGACCGACCGCAAGGCAACCGGCACTCCCGGCTGGCCTGACTTCACCATCCGTACCGCTGGCGCTAAATGGCTTTTAATCGAGTTTAAAAGCCCCCAGGGCGAGCTTTCTCCACCTCAGCGCTACATTGTAGCCTTCTGCGATAAAAACGGCTCTAGCGTCAACGTCGTGCGTTCATGCGCACAGGCGGTCCGCTTTGTTGAACTAGCGTTATACACCCAAGCACAATTGAACCTTGACCGTTAAACCACCCTGTCCTTAACCTAGTCCCCCTTGGACAGGACCGGTCCAGATTCGCTCCCCCTCAACCTCGATTGCGAGAAAGCTTTGCTCTGCTCCTGCATCAAGAGCAACGAGCTCTTGGATGAACCCAGCCTCGAGGCGGAACTCTTCGCCATCCCAGCCCACCGCATCATTTTCGAGCGCTTGCGCGAGCTCTTCGAGCACGGTAGCGCCACCGATTTTGTTATCCTCAAAAACTTCCTCGCCCGCTCAGACGAACTCGAGGAAGTGGGCGGTCCGGCATACCTCAACGACCTCTGGGAATTTGTCCCTACCAGCGCCAATTGGAAACACTATGTCGGAGTCCTGGCTGAGGTCCGTACCCGCCGCTTAGGGATTCTCTCCTGTAGCGAACTGCTCAAGGAATTAGTCGATCCCCATAGCGAGATCGGCGTCGATCTGACCGAGCGTTTCGGCTCGATCCAGCGCCGCCTCGAGGCTACCATGCGCCTGGACAGCACGCTTATCGAGGTGATCTCTAAAGCCCAAAGCCAATCCTTTACCCAGCCCCCCGGCTCAATCCTCCTCGGCGATTCCCACATCGTTAGAGGCAATGTCACCGTCTTGGCCGGTCCACCGGGTGTCGGCAAATCCAAAGCCACTGCCGCTCTAGCCGAGGCTGGCGCCTGCCGCTATTCCTGGTTCGGTCAGCCTTCCCGTTGCCGCTTTAAAACCTTTATCCTCCAGAACGAAAACGGTCGCGCCCGCCTTAAAGCCGAACTGGCTGACCTTGATGTCGAAGTCGAAGAGTTCCTGCGCATTACCGTCCCTCCGCCTTTCGGCCTTTGTTTCAGCCGCCGCGATTTCCGCCGCGACCTCGAGCGCGCCCTAGCTACCTTTCGCCCTGACCTGGTCATTATCGATCCCTGGAACGCTGTCGCCCGCGACGATAAAGCCCGCGATTACCTCGAATCTTTCGACCTGGTCCGCTCAGTTATCGGTACCGGCCTTGACGCCCCAGCTATCCTCATTGTCGCCCATACCCGTAAACCTCTCCCAGGCGAACGCGCCAACGGCCGCGCCTTGATGAACCTCCTTGCCGGTTCCTACGTACTCTCAAGTGTCCCGCGCTCCATCTTTGTGCTCCAACATGCTTCCGACTCAGTCCAAGAGGATCGCGTCATTGTTACCTGCTGCAAGAACAACGACGGCCAGCTTGGCCCTCGTGGTTGTTTCCGACGCTCTAGCGGCCAATGGCCCGAAGTTACTGATTTTGATTGGTTAGCCTGGGATAGCCCAGTCAACTTTCTGCACCCAAAGAAAAATCCTTACGATTATACCTCTGAGATCCTTCAGGTATTGGATAACGGAGTCCAGCTCTCTAAAGCCGATCTAGTTAACGCTCTACTTTCCTTACGCCAAGCCTTGGGTCTTAAGCTAGGTAAAACCGCCGCTTATGAGATGTTTTCCAAATCTTGGTTCCGTAACTTGGTCGCTTTTAATCGTCGTACCTCTCTGTACAGAATCAAATGAGCATTTTTTTAAGGCTTTTTGCGGACAAACTTCATGTCGCGTTTCCGCCCTTCCGCCCCTATAAGAAAATATAGGGCGGAAGGAAAGGCGGAAATTCCGCTTGGTTTCCGCCCGGAAAAAATGGCGGAAAAAAGGCGGAAAAATATGGATCGTGAAATACTACATCGTTACGCAGTAATCGAGGATTCGATTCCTAAAGAGTTGCGACTCAAGCTCTTAGTGCAGATTACATCTGGGCTTTTGGCCAGTGGTGACTTTACTTGTGAGGACGATAGTGCTGGAGAAGATTACCATTTTCAGCTCAAAATCAGGTGTTATGAGCTAGAACCTGGCAAGATTGAGAAGGATTCTACAGTTGTTGCAGTAGCTGAGCGCTTGCTGAGGGAAATTATCGAAAGTACCTACGCTGAAGAGATTTACGATGAGCAAGAAACATCCAGTAACAACGCGAGTTCTACTTGAGGCGATCCGGAATGGATTAAATCAGCGTTTCGCCGCTAAACTGGCTGGGGTTCACCCAGATACTTTGAGGGACTGGCGAGATAATGATCCGCTTTTTGCCAGAGAACTCGAGGCAGCGCGAGCCCAGTTTGTTCAGAAGCATGTTGGTAACATCGATAAACACTCCAAACGCAACTGGATGGCTAGTGCCTGGCTTTTGGAACGCACCGAGGCGCGCGATTTTGGGCCCCCGTCTACTCAGTTGTCTATTGTGCAGAACGTAGACTCTGGTCCCACAAACGTAGTCGTCCTAGGTCCGGAGCGCGCCAAGGTCTTGCTCAGCCGGCAGGAAGCGATCCGGGCGAAAACTCTGGAGCTCTTAGACAAACAACGACACTCAAACGGAAACAAAGATGGAAACAGCGATTAAACAGCGTTGGCATTACGATGACGGTATCGGTCCAGAGGGTGTATTCATGTATTGGATCTGGAGTGTGACTGATATGGACCATTACTTTATTTATCCGTTTATTCGTACTGGATACGTGCTGACCTATGAGAATTGGAACATTCCGATGGATCGAGACACAACTCGACTGGGTGAGTTCATCTCTTTGGTCAGCGCTAAACGAGCGGCAAAAGAACACCGAGTCAAACAACACACAAACGGAGGCACAAATGGCAACTCAACAACAACAGAGTGATGTCCCAGCCGGCGCCCCAAGCGATTTTAGTCCCCTCCAGACGATTGTGGCTACAAGTGCGAGCCACTATGGCGACTTGCAGTCGGCACTAGTGGCTTTAACCGAAGCGCGGGACGTTTGGGTAACGACCGACGGCCTCCAGTGGCGTTTGCTCCTTCGCGGCGGGTTACCGATAGCGGCGGACAAATTCCCGTGACTCAGGAACCCTATAGCGACGTGGTCAGCTTTGCCGAGGAAGGCTTAGGCTTGGCGCTCTACGATTGGCAAGCGCAAGCAGCTGATGTGATCGATGCCGGAAGCGCTCGGACCCGGATCAAGGTGGCGCTAGTTGCTCCGAATGGATCCGGTAAGACCGAGCGCATTGTAGCTCTCAGCAGTCTGAACTGGCTGGCGCGTTACCCGGCTGGCCGAGTCATTGTGACGACTGCAGACGCTAAACAGCTCGACAGCCAATTGATGCCGGCTCTGCGCAGCCACGCCGGTAAGTTTCCGCAGTGGGAGTTTCTGGCTCGCTCGATCCGCACTCCACAGGACGGCTTTTGCCTGGCGTTTACGACCGATGAGCCGCGGCGGGCGGAAGGTCATCATGCAAGGGAAAACTCGCCTGTCCTGATCATCGTGGATGAGGCTAAAAGCGTGGAACAAGGCATCTTCGAGGCACTGGACCGTTGCACGTATACGGTGTTACTGCTGATCAGTTCGCCCGGGCTCAAGGCCGGCCGTTTCTACGACGCGTTCAGTAAAAACCGTAGTCAGTACGTGGTTTTCGAGGTGGGGCTTAAGGACTGTCCGCATGTTTCCACTGAGCGTATCCGTGACGTGGAGACGACCTACGGCGAGGATCATCCGTTGACGCGCTCCACTCTCTACGGCGAGTTCATGGATTACGATGAAGCGACAGCCTTCTGCGTTGACTACCAACGGCTTACCCACTTGATCCACAACCCACCAAACGCCCGACTCGTCAACGAGTTGGTCGCCTTCTGTGATTTTGCCGGTGGCGCTGCCGAGAATGTAATAGCAATTCGGCGCGGGAATAAGTTGGAACGGCTGATTTGCTGGCATGAACGGGACACAGTAGCGGGAGTGGGCCGGTTTATCATGGAGTTTCGTAAGTACGGGCTGAAAGCGCAGCAGATCTGGGGTGATAACGGCGGGGGCGGTCAGATGATGATCGATATGCTGGCGAGCTTGGGATGGCCGATCAATCGGTTTAACTTTGGGGAACCGGCGATTCGTGATGACGTGTATACATCCCGCGGAGCAGAGATTTGGTATAGTTTCGGATTGCTAGTCAACCGAAGCGAGATGGTGCTCTTGGATGACGCAACGTTGGTTAGCCAGTTGACGACGCGCAAGGCGACCTACGATAGTCGAGCTCGGATGGGCGTTGAGAGCAAGGAGGATATGCGTAAACGGGGGCTGGTTTCGCCCGATCGCGCGGATGCGGTGTGCGGGGTGTTTGGAATCCAGGTCGGGAGCTGGCTCAAGTACGTGGCGCCGCGGGAGCTGGACCCGTGGGAGCGACTGGACAATGATTTGGTGCCTAAGGGCGGATTAGGTGAATCGGCTGAGAGTAAGATCGTGCGGCAACTGGGAGGCTGGACGGGATGAAACATCGCTGGTATTCTTTGGACAAATGTCCAAGCACAAGTTCGATCCTCAGGAGCCAGAGCCTCGCTGGTTGCGCATAGCGGCCGCTGAACGTTACAGCGGAATCTCAAGGGCTAAACTTTATATTCTGATGGCTGAAGGCAAGTTGCCCAGCGTTTCAGTTGCTTTGACCAGTTCACGGGGTACTCGGCTGATTGATCGGCTGGCTATCGACAAATTCCTGGAAGGTTTGCAGAGCAGCGACTGGCATGAATAAATATGAACGACAGTCTTTGGCTGTTAAGCGCTTTGCCTTATACGAGGGCCTTTCGGTGCGGGCGCGCAATTGTCTGTGGAGAGCCGAATTGCGCGACAAGCAAAGTATTCTGAAGGTTATCCAAGAGAATCGTTTAAAAAAGATTCAATGGGTCGGAGCTAAAATCGAGCGCGAGATAATGCAATGGCTTGAGGTTGTGAAGATTGAGAAGGTATGTCCGACTTGTGGACAGCGGGTTATCGAGTTTCGAACCGATAAGCGAGACTGTTAAATACTTCTGTACGACGATTGGCCTACGCTGTATAACATTGGTTTCATCATGGCCAATGATGAAAGCGGCGCGCCGGCCGCCGAGAGTCCGCCGGCTGAAGTTACACCCCTGACAGCGCCAGTCAGCGGTACATCAATTGTAGGCACAACGACCTTAGCGGCGATTTTTCCGTTGATTTGGACGGCGACAACCGGACCCAATGCTGGGTCGCTTAACTACCGTTGGAGCGATGATTACGGCGGTGTGCGCACAATTCAGGCTTATTACGCGGATGGCAGTATAATGACGCTGGTGAGTGAGGCGCGGCCCAGTGGAGGAACGACCTTTGCGCGGACATGAGTACGGAATTTGGGACATCTTGGACAAGCAGTCCGGTAACCGAAGCGCCGCCGAGCCTTGAGCAGCTCTCGCTAGGAGCTGGTCCGGTAGCGATTCCCAGTTCAACCACGCTGGCGAATCTTTTGCCGCTGATTTACACGCTTAGCGCGGATTTGAGTACGTCGGTTACGCCTACGGGTAACACGACTAACACCAGCAACTCGATTACGAGTTTGTCGAGCACCGCTGGGTTAGTGGTCGGGATGACGATAAGCGGCGCTGGGATTCCGGCTAGCAGCGTGATTACGAGTATTTCGGGTACCACGATCACGATCAATAATGCCGCTACGGCCACAGCGACTGGGGTAACGTTAACCTGTGCAGTAGTGCAGAGTTGGCAACTGATTGATGGTACGACTATGCTATGCACTTTTAGCGGGCCGCGGATGACTCAGGTACGGGTTCAGTTTCAGGCTCGTCCGTATGCGCCCTCTACCATAGTGCCGATTTACCCGTACTAGCGCGGCTTATGGAAGCTAAACCGAGTAGTTCCGGTAAAGAGTACGGCGAGCGTTCACTGGGAGGAGAATGGGTCTGGAATGGGACAGGGCGGCCGGATGACGCGTGGGTTGCGCCTGAGCCGCACGTGCCGCCGGCAGCGGGCACAGCGATTCCCTCTAACACGACGATTGATGCGCTTTTTACAGCGCTTTATGGCACACGCAGCTCGCACACGAGCGGGACGCCTACGTATTTGTGGGTGGGAGTGGGGCGGATCCAGGGACAATGGCCTGACGGGAGCCATTGCACGATGTGGTGTGAAGCGCGGCCGCTGTTTCCGGCGGTGTTGCGGTTGTGACCGATGAAGCGCGTCGTAGGCTGGAGGAGATCCGGCAAGAGGTTCGCATCGCTGCGGAAGAGATTAGCCGGCATGGAGACAGTTTTGCTTGCTGTGAGCGACTTGTAGACGCGCTCCTAGCCATTATCAGATTTCTAGAACTAGAACCATAAACAAAAGAAAGAACCATAAAATGGCAGCAGCAAACGTAGTGATTTCAGGAATGATGTATCATGGAAAGTCAGGGGAGAGCACTCCGGTGACCATTGTCGGAATAGCCGGATTAGCAGGATTGGAAGTCGGCTATCCTTTGCCACAGCCTCCGGCACAACCTGGGGTTCCAGGCAGTCCAACCTTCCCAATTTGGGGACCACCGGGATTTAATCCACCGGGAGCGGGATATCCTCCCGGCATTTGGGGTGGGCCGATTATTCCGGCTCCTCCAACTGAGCCGCCAGCTAACCCAAGCGAGCCTAAACCACCGCCAGATGGTGGGGGATGGGGATGGCATCCAACTTACGGATGGGGCTTTTTCCCGATGACCGGAGGTAAACCACAGCCACCGGGCTAGTTACGCATGGGGTAAACATCCAGCATATTCTGTCGATATGACAGAGTATGCCCTATAAAGATAAAGCAAAAGCAGTCGCTTGTAGCAGGGCCGCTTATCTCAAGCGACATCTGCGAGAATTCGTAAATGGTACGGAAGAACAACGGGAGCGATGGAGAGAACAGATTCGTCGTCGACCGAGCCGTTCTCGTTCTTCTCGTCGCAAAGAACATTTAAAAGCGCGTTATGGAATTAGCATTAGGCAGTGGGAAGCACTCTTTGATGCTCAAGGGCGTTGTTGTGCTATTTGCAAGGCGACTGCTCCAGGTTGGAAACACGGGTGGCATACTGATCATGAGCATGAAAGCGGGAAGGTTCGTGGAATTCTTTGTCACTTATGTAATAGAACACTTGGCAATTACGATGTTCCGCGATTTCAAGCTTTCATCGATTATTTGAATGGGTGGGGTTGTCATGGTGGCCCCGAGGCGTACCGCGTCGGGGCTTGAGCGTTATGGCTGAGATTTTACCGGGTAAAGATGCGGACTTGCAGCAGTTGGTGATCCATTTGCTGGATCGGGCGGATCGTTTTGAGGAGCAACTGGAGAGCACGTTGGATCGAATCAGGCAATTGGAAGAGAAAATAGAAGAGCTCGAGCAACAATTTCTGGCATGAACGAGGTTTACGCTGAGGTGATTCGGATTTTAGAAGGTGATTGCCGGGAACTATTGCCGACTTTAGAGCCCGGGAGCGTGCAATGTTGCGTGACCAGTCCGCCGTACTGGGGCTTGCGGGATTATGGAATTGATTCGCAACTTGGACTCGAAGCTACGCCAGAAGAATATGTTGCGGCAATGGTCGCGATATTTCGTGAAGTCTGGCGGGTATTGCGTGATGACGGGACGTTGTGGCTGAATTTAGGGGATAGCTACGTGAGTAGCGGCACTCAATCAGCTAATAGTGGACTGGCCAAGCTAGCCGACAAATGGGCTCCGAGAGTTAATCCAAGAAATCCAAATAGAGACGATAGGGGGGAAGTAACTAGAGGGACTAAGGCCATTTCTCCTTGGCTAAGACCTAAAGACCTATGCGGCATCCCCTGGCGGGTCGCCTTCGCGTTGCAGGCCGACGGCTGGTATCTGCGCAGCGACATTATCTGGCACAAGCCAAACCCGATGCCGGAGAGCGTGACTGATCGGCCTACCAAGGCGCATGAGTACATTTTTTTGCTGAGCAAACGGGAGCGTTATTTTTATGATGCGGAGGCGATTAAGGAACGTGCTAATTATCCAGAGGGGCGATGGGGTGGGCACAATCCGCGACCGGGGATCGATATTAACGGTGGCGGCCAAGCGTCGCGTGATGGGTTTGACAGCAAAAACCCCGCGATCCGCAACAAGCGCTCAGTCTGGACAATTGCCACGCAGCCCTATTCCGAGGCGCATTTCGCCACATTCCCCGAGGAACTACCCAAGCTCTGTATCCTCGCTGGAACTAAGCCTGGTGACACAGTTTTAGATCCCTTTGCTGGTAGCGGTACGACCTTAAGGGTTGCTCTTGAGCTGGGGCGTAAAGCAATCGGGATTGAGCTTAATCCGCAGTACTTAGATTTGATCAGGAGTCGGACGGATGTGACTCCGGGATTTGTGTTTCGGCAACTGGATTTGGCTTTGAACGGCAATGGCTAACGAGGTTTACGCTGAGGTGATCCAAGACTTGCGGGTTCGCCTGGACTGGGAGAACCGGCAAATGGTCTGGAGCAAAATGCGTAACTTCGGCTTGCGCCGGATCAGTAAGCCCTGGCCGATGGCCAGCGATCTGCATGTGCCACTGGGCGATACGATCATCAACAAGCTGAAAGCGTACATGCTCCAGTGGGTGCTGGGACCGGAACTATTAGCCAGCTTCTACTCCCTTAACGATCAAGGCGACAGTTTTACCGATTCTTGCGCCCAGTGGTTTAACTATCACATCCGGGAGAAGAGCAATTTTAATCCTCAACTGATTTACGCGATTGATTCGGATCTGCAGAATGGGATGGGGGTCTTAAAGGTTTACTGGGACGTAGACAAGAACCAGGTCGGGTTTTGCTCGATCCTGCCCTTTTACTGCGTGGTGCCGCCGACGACTGAGGCGACCCAGGACGCTGATCGGTTCACGCACGTGATGTGTTACAGCCGGGAACAGTATAAGCGGGCAGCGGCGAAACGCGGGCTCAACGATGATGAGGATTTGCTGGATCGTATCGAAGGTCGGGGAGTGAAACCCAATCCCGCCTATGCTGAGTTGCACTATAGCCAGGAAGGCTTGGTTTGGAGTCGGCTCAAGGACGTGATCATAGTCTGGGAGACGTACGTTAAAGAGACGGACGGCAACATCAAGGTCTACACCTATTCGCCTGTCGATCCGGACGAAGAGTTGCGCTCACCGTTCAAGTTGCCTTATACGCATAAGCTCTATCCCTTTGTGCGGATTCCATACGAGCTGACTGAAGGCGACTGGTACATGAGCCGCGGGGTGATGGAACAAGTCCAGATGTTCGAAGCTTCGGCCACCAAGATGTGGAACGAGAAGTTGGACTTTATGAGCATCGCCAACCGGCCGGTGCTCTCGACTCAAGGAGGAAGTATCAACGCCCAGAGTATTCGCTGGGCGCCGGGAGAAGTGTACGATGCGCTTTTGCAAGTGGTGCAACAACCGCCTCCGCCGGTCAGTTTCGATGAGGAGATCCAATCGACTCGCTCGATGGCTGAGCAGCGGGTTGGGATTCCTGATTTTGGTGTGGGGCAGGATAACCAGATGATGGCTCCGCGGACGGCGACAGAGACTAACGCGATTGCGACTGTGATGCAGCAGTCGAACGATTTAAGGGCCCGGATTATTAAGGGCGCGATGAGCGAGGTCTATGAACAGGCTTGGAAGCTCCTACTTCAATATAAAAGTGAGGACTTGGATTATTTCTGGCGCGGGCAACGGATTACGCTTCCGGACGCGGCACTGGACGATTGTTACGTGTTAACTCCGAACGGTTCGGTTGATGGGTACTCGCGAGAACGCGATATCCAGAAATTGATGCAACTGCGGCAACTGGCGCAAGGGGCGGCTTGGATACAGGTCAACGAGATCGATTGCAAGATTATCGAGCTGATGGACAGCCAGTGGATTAACCAGCTCTATATTCCGCCGCAAGAAGCGCAGCAGGACCAGATGACTAAGCAAGCGACCGAGAACGTGCTTCTTATGAGCGGATATCCGGCTCCGATTGCGCCTAATGACGAGCACGTGACGCATTTGCAGGTTATGGACGCTTTTGTTCGAGACGCGATGGGGCGTCCGGAGGGGATTGCGCCGGATCGGTTACCGCTTTTGATGAATCACGGGATGGCGCATATCCAAGCAGCGCGCTCAAACGCCGATTACATGAAACAGTACGGGGTACAGATTGCGCAGTTTGCGAGCAAGATAAATGCGACACAGCGCCAGATGGCTCAAGCGCCAGCGCCTGGGGTAGCGCCTGGACCGGCAAACGCGCCTACAAGCGGACCGACTCGCGGGGCGGCGGCTGCGGTGGCACCTGGTGGCTCTAATGGCGGAGGGCCGACTCCCAATATTGCTGGGCTGCCAGGTGTCCCGGCAACTGCTGCGCCGGCTGGACCAATTCCTCCCGGGGCTGCGGTGCCGTCGGCTTTACCGCCGACTCGCGGACGACCGTGAGCAGGTGGCGTAAATGCCGGGTAGAGCGATGCGAGCGGCCAGCACGGGCCAAAGGCTTGTGTCAGGCGCACCTATTGCGGCTGAAACGGCTGGGCACAACTGCTAGCCATGTACCGATCAGGGTGAAGCACAAATGAAATTGTTCTGGCGTTTACTTGTCACGGCGTGGGTTAAACAACCGATAACGCGCCGTATACAATGGGAAACTGATGACACACAAACATTGTCGTTGTTTCTTTCTTCCGGTTGTGGCAAAAGATTTGTTCTAAAGCTCAGGGAAGCAGCCGCTGACGTGTCATTCAGGAGCGTTTACGGCCAACCAAATCAGGCTGTGAGTGCTGCTGGGTACGCGCGTGGGTTCTGTGATTGCCTGGGCTTGGTTTTCCGCTTAGCGCAGAGTTTGCCTGTGGAGGCGAGCGAATATGTGCCGGCCGAGAGCCAGACGCTACCAGGGCAGCCGGTTAAGCAAACGGGGCAAGACTGGCGGGGGGCAATCGGTGGCGGTGGGATGATTGCTCCGTAGAAAGAAGAAGAGTCCTGATAATATGCCCGAAGTAGTGGCGGCGCAGAGCGGCCCGCAGGGGCGCGCATCCGATAGCTGGGATATTTTGGCAACGCAAAACCCGAGCCCACCGGAGCTTGGTGAGCGGCCTGAAACCGCAGAGGCGAAAGAGCCGGCGGAAGAACCCACGAGCGCCAAAGAACCACAGGCTCTAGAGCCGGAAGCGAAAGCTGAGGCACCTGAGCCGCAGGAAGACAGGAACGGGCAGGAGCAGCAAGAGGAATCGCACGGAAAGAAAGAGAGCCGTTACGAGCGCACCAAGCGCCAGCGTAAGGCGTTTGAGGCCGAGCGCGAAAAATTCGAGGCTGAACGAGTCAAGTTTGCCGAGGAACGGCGAGCGCTCGAAGAGCAGCA